AACTGAAATTGCGGTACTTCAGATCCAAGTTAAGAACCTTGAAGAAAAAATCGGGGAACTTAAAGTGGATCTGAAAGCACTACATGATATGATTGAAGCCAACGCAGAAGAAACTAGACAAATGTTAAAGACTATGCGTGAACAAGATGTCAAGGAACATAGCGAATTGGCTGGAAAGATATCAGTATTAGAAAAATGGCGCTGGATGATGATGGGCGCAGGCGTAATAGTCGGCTCACTGGGATTCAATACAGTGTCAGCATTACTAAAATAAAAAAAGAGACTTAGGTCTCTTTTTTTGTAAGTGTGTTTAATTTCTCTTGCACAACATCAAAATTCACAGTACTAAACAATCCTGGATGTAATGGTTTGGGATATTGATTATCTCCGACCCACGCATACCCACAATGTTCTTCATTTAGTGTTGGTACAAATTCATCTTCTATTTCACAAAAGAATGTATGATATGTGAAGGTGTGATTGATAAATTTCTGTATAGGTACTAGTTTTGCATTGTTTGGAAATATACCTATTTCTTCTTGACATTCTCTAGCAATACCCTCAAACAATGTTTCATCATCTTCTATCTTACCACCAGGAATACCCCAATTGCCGGGATTCTTGTTATCTGTGCGTAATAGATAAAGGTAGCGATTTGTTTTATTGCTATAAAAGAAAACGCCTGCGGATGTATTGCTCATACTATGATTTATCACAGTATTAGATGACTATAGAATAATCCCCGGCATCATACCAACCCTCATACGATTTCATCCAGGTATCATCTACAAAACGATATTGTACATTAGTTGTCAAGTTTGTTACATATTCTAAAGTAGTTGGGGTTGCAATAGTACTATCAAAACTAACAAACCATTGTCCAGTTCCTGCATTGTATTCAATAATATCATTAGCAAAAGCAACTACAGTACCCCATGCAACCGTGCTATCTCCGGGTGAACCAATATTATCAACTAACAAATATCTACGTCCATTAATTGGCCCGGGTAATCCTGCATTTGGCCCGGTTAATTGAGGATTGATGACCCCATCTACCGGTGCTAACGTATTCTGCGGCAATGTGTCTGGGTCAATATTATAGATTAACAATCTATCATCATTTGGATTGGGTACGATAGTACCTACAATGTCAGTAGTCATGTATGGATTTTCTAACCAAATTTGACTAATTCCCGGTTTAATAGCTCCATATACATTTAGTACACTAGACCAATATATATCTGTATCTGGATTTGGTGGCAACTCTAAATTAACATTAGTTGGATCAAATGCAATTGCTTGGGGCAGTATCTGCAACGTGTTACCTAACAATAATATTTTATATCCATAGGGTGTAATTTTCTGTCTAGTACCTAATAACAAATCATCATCTTTTATATCTGTTAAAGCAGTACCCTTAAAGATAGATGTAATGATTTTCTCAACTACCCCCATCTTCTTGAGTTTAGCTGCCGTACTAATCCATATTGGCATTGAGAATTTCCAACTCATAACATCAATTGGATTGCCTGTACCAACTGGTATGCTACGACTACTGAACGTTAGTCCATCTTGATACACCACACTTAATGAAGTCCAATCAATGAAATTATCAGTACTTTGTATTTCTAGTGCAGGATTAAACAATGTACCTAATTGTTCAATCAATTGTAATTTTTGATTATAATTTGTAGTCCAAAAATCTACAGTAATACGCAATGTATAAGGTACAGGCATTAATCTTTCGATAGTAAATGCTTGCCCCTGCACAGTCTCATATTCTTGAGTATCAGGGTTGTATGCTCTTTGCCGCACATTAATTTTATCTACATACGTTGGATCCTGTGTCCACTTTTGATTATATTCTAATCCTCCTATGTAATACGTAATTAAGGGGGCGCTTGGTAAGTTACTGGCACTATTATTAGCAATAATAGTTGCTGCTTGTCTACTGCTATCACCATACATAACAGGTACACGAACTAATATTTCATTACCTGCCGGGTCTTTACCTTTAGTAACTTGCCAGTTACTAAATATTTTTGCAAATTGAATTAAGAATCTGCGTATCTGATTATCATAGAAAAAATCTGCCATTATATACTCTTTAAATTACTGGTGGAAGGGGATCCGGAGTCAAGCCTAATATAGTTGACAATGCTTGTCGTTGCGGCACAAATGTACCATCTGTAAGTTTTGTTTCTGCCCTGTCATTGATGAAACTAGACTTCTGTGATTGATCTGCTGCTGTCATGCCCGTAGGTGTTCTTACATTTTGTGAAATTCTAACCCACATTTTACCATCCCAGCGATATAATAATTGCGGAAAGTAATCAATTCGCAAAAAGTAATCTCCTACTTGTGGATTTTGTGGGAAACTTATACCTGCACCAGTTGGGAATCCATTTGGTGCTTCTGCTGTTCCATCTAAATAACCCGTGCTATAACCAAATGTTCTTGGGCTGCTACGTGCAATGAATTGGAATGCCGGATCACAGTCTGCTCTCCAATCCATTTGTTGATTAATTGTTCCGGTGAATCCAGGTAGTTCTGGGTTAGCATCAGCAGTGGCATATGTGTTATCAGCCGTACCGTATGGACCGGTGATAGTTCCACTAGAAACCACTGTTAAAATCACATCCCCTCTAACCGGTCCTGAATTAGTATCAGTTCTTTCCGGTGCTAGTCTTATTGTTTCTAAATGTGCAGTATTAAAAATATCTAATTTATCATACCCCATATCAGAAGTCATATCCCAAATACTTTTTATTGCCGCTTTTGGTATTTTAATTACAGGACTAGGGGTTCTGTAATTGGGGTTGCGAATCATCATTACAGTGCCAGTTGTTGTAGGTGTGCCACCGTTTGTATTGACCCCTATTGGGGGTGCAGGATTATTTATAGCGTTTGAGAAAACCCCGTCGCTTGAATATTCACCGTATGTAGGTACAATGTATAGATTGTTTCTGTCGTAACCTGCTTTAGGTACAAGACGTTCTGCTTCACGTAACGCAGCATCATTGATTGCAATATTCTTATTATAAGTAGCAAGTATATCTTTAAGATTATCCGCAGTATCTAATTGCCAATATGTAGGATCAGGAGGATATATTCCTGCAGGTACATCAATTAATGCTTTATAATTTTTATCACCATACGTAATTACATACCCTGCAGGATATGTTTTATCTTTATCCCATATTCCAAGATAAGTATCTTGGTCAATAGGAGCACTTAATATCTGACTAAATTCTTCACTATCAACCAGTGGTTCACATTTGATGCGCCATAGATGCGGGAACCAAGTTGGACTAAATCCCTCACTTGCATAATTAGCATCAGTTATTTGCATGAACCGTTTTAATGCAGTAGGTATAGTTTCATTCAATGGATTGTAATCTAATAAGTGAGGCAACTCTATTACATCACCTACCATTAGTTTTCTACCAACTATTTGAATCATGTCATTGTAATGCACAGTAATGAAAATGATATCATTGTTTAAGAACAATCCAAACTGACTTAAATCAAAATCTAAATTCTGTACATTATAATGTCCACGTAAACGATAGACATTTGGGTCATATGTTCTGTCACGGTTTTCTAGGAATAACAAATCTTGTATATTGGTCGGGGCTAATACATCATATTGCGGCTGAGTGGCATCTATAGATGGACCTTGGCTTGTTGGACCCATGTACTTGTGTACATATAAATCCGTGGAACCTGCGGTGAACTGTTCTGATATTATCTTATCAAAAAAGTTATAATCATTAGTTTTATTGGGACGCCAAAGGCTTAATCTAGGCATATTTAATTCACTTTATTACTTATTTATCGTAAATACAGACGACCGCGTATTACCCAAACAGTTGACATTAAATGGTTCCTGTGCTATAATACGTATTCAATTGAAACTTTGGAGTAATCAATGGCCACACGTAAGCATACCGACGATCATTTTGTAAAAGCACTCAACCCCAGGGATGCTGATACAAAGTATATGGGTGAGGAACCATTCTTCCCTACACAGCCCGAACCCGAAGCTAGATTTTCAGCACTTGCTAGAAGTTTCACATGGTACACTCGGTTCTACTCTAAGAAAGATGCGAAAGAACTTTTGTGCCAATATCTGGATTATAACAAACGAACTGATGAAGCTAAGTTGGTTCGTAAGGTCCACGAAAGCGAATTCATTATTACATTGTGCTGGGTAGCACGTATGACAATGCGCGGTCTAGAATTGACCGAGCATGAAGAACTTACCCTTCAAAATGATATTGGACGACTAGTCAAATCACTAACAGAAACAGAAGTGAAAACTAGCGCAACCAGTATTGTAAAAGAAGAAGTGGTTGCGACACGTCCTAACATTCAGGAAATTCTGAAAGAAAAAGCACGAGATGCCGCAGGTGAAATGGAAGGGATGATTGACGATTTTGTTACTAAAGGCAAAGCGTCAGAAAAGACAGTTGATATTGTTGCAAAATATAATGTCATGCCACAACATATCCCAATCATTGTTGAAATCTGGAAACGTAAGCAAGATGAATTTCAACGTCTAAGTGACGGTGACGAGTCTCTAAAAGAGGGTTATGCGTTTCTAGGTAAGATTCAGATTCGTAACATTCTGAAATTTATTGAGGGTGTGCTAGGTGACTTGAACAGTTATATTAGCATTAAGAAAGCAAGTAAGGCTCCACGTAAACGCAAAGCAGTACCTGTTGAAAAGATTGTTGCTAAACTAAAATACTTGAAGTTGTTCAAGGATGTTGCAGCTAAAATTGATTTAGTCAGCGTACATCCTACAAAACTTCATGGAGCAAGTGAAGCATGGGTTTATGATACAGGCAAGCGTAAGTTGCATCATTACATTGCGGATGAGTATAGCAAAGTGTTTAGTGTTAAGGGTAACACATTGCTAGGCTTTGATGCGAATACTAGTGAAATGAAAACACTACGTAAGCCCGGTGAGCAACTTAAAGAAGTGATGGGAAGCAAGCCCGCGGCACGTAAGTATTTCAAAGATATCAAAGCAGTAGGTGCAGTCCCAAATGGTAGATTCAATGAGAACATGATTATTTTGAAAGCGTTTTAAAATGAACAGACAAGAGGTACAACAACGAATGACGGAGATCATGGTTATGATTGACCAGTCAATAGCAATGACCGATGACAGAAATGAAATATTGATGTTAGCCTGTGCGATGATGCAGAGGTCTAAAGAAATATTAGAGGCTGAATTGGGTGTAGCGGGTAGAAAAGAAATGTTTAAGGATTATGTATGACAGACAAATTTTTTATGTGGTTTGATCGTAACCGTAAAACGATTGGATATACAGTTGCCGGACTCAATATTTTGAGTGGGTTAAGTTTGCTTTCTAGTGGGCAAAACACAAATGGCTGGTTACAGCTTTTTTTAGGAAGTGTCATTGCAATTGATACTGCAACAACCCCATGAAAATTGATTTAAACAAATACCAAGAGTTTGTAGAAGCGGTTACTAGTCAAGCAAGTAATGACTTAACTACATTCCATGATAGGATAGATAGGTTAGATGCTAACTATGAACTAGATACAGCAGACAATCAGATGAAACATGGCATGTTTCATCAGATGAAGCATGGACCTGATGTTAATATCCCGTTATTAATTACCGCATGTTTTGGATTAGCAGCGGAAAGTGGTGAATTTATTGAAGTGCCCAAGAAGATCATTTTTCAGGGTAAAGCATTGACTGACGAGAATGTATTTCATATGAAACGTGAACTCGGTGACATTATGTGGTACTGGGTAAATG